CCCAAAAAAAAGGGCTACACCTGAAGTCTCACCCTTGCGGATGTTGGCGGACTGGCGTAGTAACCAGCAGACTTCATGTGTAACCCTACTACATTAACACCGCCAAGTGTTTTCATAATCTTAACTCAATATTGATTTCTGAAGCAACATCTTTTTTTACAGGGATAGCTGAACCCCTGCGAAAGTTGCATTTACGGCATACAGGGACAACATCCAAAGGCTTGTTATAGTCTCTGTGGTCATAGCACTCACCTGGTCTGCCGCAATCCACGCAAGTAAGAGTTTTTACTGGCGGGAGGATTCCTTTTCTAACTGCTTTTTGAACAGCATTTATTGCTTTAGTTGCACCAAAAATTGCCCCATATGAGCCATAACATGACCAACATTTTTTTGCTCTAGGGTCACGACCCATTATTTCTCCATTGCAAATTCTGCAAATAGGTGTCATTTTTTTACAACGCCTTTTAAAAATATTTTTGGATAAGCCAATTTGATTGCTGGCGGGATGCCTCTTGTCATCCAGTTGTGAACTCTTTGTTTAGAGGCAAAACCTAGTTTTTTAGCAAGCGCAGAAGCACCGCCAAGTTTGGCAATTAAATCTTTATCAAATTGAAGTTGTTGTTCTTTGTTCATGGTTGCATCTTAGCAACAAATTGCCACAAGTCAACATTTTGTGAATTTATTTTAAACAAGTTGTTGACTTTGACTGTTTTTCGATGATAATTCATCCATGCCCTGAACTTCTTGGGGTCTTTTTAGGAAAGCAAATGATTGACTACAAACTCCGTTACTACTTTGATGAATACGTCACATACGATGACGGTGAAACCTTAGACAAGGTGCGTGTGGGTTATGACTACTACCCCGCAGAACGCAATCAACCTTACGACCACGACACCAAAGAAATCTACGATGTGTTCGTGTACGACCAGACTGGCAACGACATTACTTACGACCTTGACAAAGAAAACTCAGACCACCTTATGTCTGAAGTCAAGATTCACCACGCCCGTATGTTGAAAGAACAAAATGAAATCTAAGATTATTCAAACCCTGATTGAGTGGACATTGGCTGTCATTATCTTTGGCGGCATTGGTGTCATGTTGGCTTGGAGAGGCTAATGAATACACGCTTTCTAAAACAAGTCAGGCGCATCTTTGCTTCATACGATGCACCACAACCCGTCATCCGCAGTTACCAACGCCAATGGGTGCGCTCTGTGCGCCACCTTGGTGATAAATGGTTAGTTGCTAAGCAAATTGAAAGGATTGAATCATGACAGTCGCAAACTTACTGGCGCTCAACGTCAATGAACACACAGAGAAAAAAGCCAACCTGACTTATTTGTCATGGGCTTGGGCATGGGCTGAGGCACTTAAAGCAGACTCTAAAGCCACGTTTAAAGTAGAAATGTTTGGCGACAAATGCTTTATGGACATTAACGGCACAGCAATGGTGTGGGTCACAGTCACCATCTTTGATAAGCCAATGACTTGTCAGCTACCCGTGATGGATCACCGCAACAAAGCTATCCAAAGTCCTGATGCTTTTCAAGTTAACACCGCCATCATGCGCTGTATGACCAAAGCACTCAGCTTGCATGGCCTTGGTTTATACATCTACAACGGTGACGATCTGCCGTCTTTCATAGAACCTGAGTCAACCATTGACCCAGACAGCATGACAGACTTATTTCTAGCCATCCACAACGCTACCACGCAAGACGAACTCAAATTAGCTTACAAAGTTGCTTATGCCGCTTGTGATGGTGACAAAGCCTGGCAACTCAAAGTCATTGCAGCCAAAGATGAAGCAAAGGCAAAACTATGAACACAGAAGATGATGAGTTTGACCGCATCGAGCGTGAAAACAATATGAAAGGGCAACCGTATCACTTTGATGTTTACGTTTCACCTTTACAAAGAAATGCGGTGTTAGAAGAAGTAGCTTGTGAATTTGAAAGTCTCAGGATTGCTTTTGGTGATACAGCGGCAAGTTTTGCACAATACATAAGGGATATGAAACATGATTGAACAAGGAACAGATGAATGGTTTGCCATTCGGATTGGAAAAGTTACCGCATCCCGTGTGGCTGACTTACTTGCAAAAACAAAATCAGGTTACTCAGCAAGTCGAGACAACTACATGGCTCAACTTGTCTGCGAACGCTTGACAGGCCAAAAAGGTGAGAGTTTCACAAACGCTGCCATGCAACACGGTACTGATACTGAGCCGTTAGCTAGGCTTGCGTATGAGGTCTCACAGAACGTTTTAGTTGATCAAGTAGGGTTTGTGCCTCACCCATCAATTAAAATGGCTGGCGCGTCTCCTGACGGCCTTGTCGGGGATGATGGATTGCTAGAGATTAAGTGTCCCAACACCGCAACCCACATAGAGACTTTATTGTCTGAAACTGTGCCAACCAAATACTTTACCCAGATGCAATTCCAAATGGCTTGCACAGGGCGTATGTGGACAGACTTTGTGTCGTTTGACAATCGTCTACCAGAGGAACTTCAATTGTTTGTTAAACGTGTCCCACGGGATGAGATGTATATCAAACTAATGGAAGCTGAAATTGTCCAATTTATTGCTGAACTGGACGACAAAATCAATAAACTTATGAAAGTCAAGAATGTCTAAACTTTACGAAATCACCGTTGTGTCGGGTAAATACACCAACAAAGACGGTCAAGAGAAATCACGCTATCAAAACATTGGATCGGTTATCGAGACAAAGAATGGCCCAATGCTTAAACTTGACAGCATCCCGCTACCTGATGGCGGTTGGAACGGCTGGGCATATCTTAATGCACCAAAGACCAAGGAAGAATATAAAGGTTTGCCAAAGGACGATGACGATTTGCCATTCTGATTAACGGGGGAAAGCCATGCAATTTTAGCTTGCGGACGAATGGTTAGTACCCCACCCAACAAGGAACTATCATGGACTATAAAGAAACATTTAAACGCATTTTTGCCATGCCCGAATTCCCAAGAGTTCGTGCCAATGATCCAGTCACCTCGTTTGAGGCAGCAGAATCTGTTAAAGAATCTGCCAATCAGCACTACCAAGTTATCTTGAAGTGTCTGCAAAAACACGGTGCTTTAGGCAAAGACGGTATATCAGCTCGTACAAACTTAGACCCCAATCAAGTAGCCAGGCGCTTAAACGAAATGAAAGTGCTTGGGCTGATTCAGTTGACAGGCAACACAGTTAAATCAAACTCAGGAAGAAACGAAAGAGAATGGGAATGCAAGAACTAAAATTTGGGATACACAACCCTGTCCACAAATACAAATGCTGTAATGCTTGCGATAAAAGTAAACCGCCAAAGGGCGGGATTGATATGGGGCATAAGTGGATTTGTCAAGCCTGTTGGATAGCCAAAAACACGGGTAGAAAGACACCTAGCTGACACAAATTCCATTTAGGATTTAACTGCAACAATTTAAAGGAGAAATCATGAAATTCGAAATGGAACTTGGTTTTAGCGAGCATGAAAAGATTACAATCGAGACATGGGATTTTGACAAAATTCAAATCATCAGAGACTTTATTGCTTTTCAAGAAGAACACGGCTGGGCGGTTGAATATGAAGCAGTTAACCCACTTGATTTTGAAGATACAGAAGAAGAAGAAGCTGCTGCCTTTGCTCTAAACGCTCACGAACCCCTGTAGCCTATAGGCTACTTTGCTAGTAGGTATAGCCCCACATTGCTAAAACTGTACCCTGCGTACACGATAGCCATGTAGGGGTTTTCTTTATAGAACTGCTCACCAGCGATATAGGCATAGATTGCCCCTGTGAGAATGATTAGCCAGCTACTCAAAATGCACCTACATCTATGACTTGACCACGAAACTCTACATGGTCGTCAGTAAATTTATGGACAAGTTCAGGCCATAAAAGTTGACCATTGAAAAAATTTAACACCGCAAATCCCGATCTATGATTGTTAGGATTTAGTTCAGCATAAGTAAATTGTGGGCCATCTGGCTCTGCCAATGTTCCTGTATCCACACCATATCTAACTCCGTTGTAATCAGAAAATGGAGTGACTTTTAAAGAGTGCAAATGTCCAGTAACAACTGACACACCAGCGTTAACTGTATTGTTGTGTGTTGCGTGAACACCACCCTTGTATCGGTGTTTAATAATGACTTGAGGTGTAGGCCATACAGCCCAACAGAAGTCCCAATCTAGGATATGGTCTGTCAGCTTAAAACCAATCACATCCTTAAATTGTGGTGCGTGTTGAGCAAGTCTGTTGCCAAACCGAATATCGTGATTGCCCCATGTAAACAGTAGCTTTACATTGTGTCTGGCAGCTTTAGCTACTTCTTCTATTTCACCTAATGCACCCTGACAAGCCTTTAGTTCTTGGATAACAGAAGTTTGCGGTTGGTCAGTTACGTCATGGCGTGATATAGACGCACCGTCAAACGCATCACCGTTACATATCACCGCCTTGGGTTTAAACTCTTGGATGGCCCATAGAAGCCCTTTAAAGGCCGTTGTGCGTTGACCAGGTATGAAATGGGCATCAGAAAACACAATGACTGTGCCATCCAATATGCCAAGCTCTATTTGTTTTAGTGGTGAAAAAGATTTTGGCCTGTTAGCATCAAATTTAACTCCACGGGAATCTGAAGCGGGTAATTTGACCTCATGAGTTCTCTCCATGCTACGTCTGCGGTAGTTAACTGCTCTTTCTGTAACACCTAAAATTTTTGCTACTTTAGTAACAGATTGGTATTTGTCCCATAGTTCTATGAAAGCCTCATCTGTACAAGAATTTAGACCATTAGTCGAAACCATGAGAATCCTTAGATAGTAAGTTTTCTAGCAGATTGATGATCCGATGCTCTTGCATCTCTATATCTTCATCAGAGGATTTAGGGTCAGTCGCTACCGTTAACAAATCATGCAGAAATACATGAAGTAACTCATGCAATGCAGTCTTATTAAGCGACTCTGGTGTTATCTTTTCAGAACCAAAGTCACCTAAACGATAGGTTGCAAGCCTTGCCGCATCATTGAACTCCACAGATGCCATAGCTTGTTTTGCGGGCTTTGTACCCTTCTCAATACGCCAGTCACCAAGACTGAGCACTTGTTGCCACTTTCTGACACTTTGTGCAAAGTATGCGGCATCGTGTGGTGTAGGAATGTTAGCCATTTCAACACCTTATAAAAAGTTTATGACAATTTAATTTAACAATAGACACTCAGCTTGTCGTCGTTTCAGTAAACCAGGCAAGACTTTGCCGCCACCTTTAGTCCACAACATGAGTTGTTCTTGAGCCGCTTCCCACTCTTGAGCATTGATTTTTCGCTTTAGCGTTGATGTCTGCAAACGACCAATTCCAAGGTTGTAAACAAAATCAACAATCGCATTACATTTTTTTTCATCTGTTGCAAGAATCGGACAATTTCTAAGAACGCCTGGCAAGTATGTATGTTCCAACTCAATCATCAGTAACGCTCTTGCGTTAGACTCATCCATAGGGGAATCTTCCAAGGTCACTTTGCGCCCGTCAGAATAGTAAGTTGACCCATATCCAATCGTAGGAATGCCAGCCGGACATAAATACGGCTTGGCGCGGTAGCCTTCAAACTGACGGCACAGGGCGGCGGCTAACTCTAAGTTCATGGTTTTGCTAGGATGGCATCTATTGCCCGAACGCAAACTATTGCAAGCACGCCCATGCCAATACCAATTAGCAAGGATTCAATATCAATCATTGCCACGGCGTACCTCAATTTCATTCAAAAGATAACCGCACAATTCTCGTGCCGCATCGTTGCCGCCCTTGACTGCAATGACCACGGTGTCGCCTTCTACGCGCACGCCACGCATTAGCCCTACCCATGTGCGCTGTGGTGGGGTGGTGTAAAGCGGATAGAGAGTGCCTTCATCATACGCATCATCAGGCGGTTCAAACAAATCCAAGCAAGTGTGCGCATGATTGACTTCATACATCCACGCCACAGGCTCATCCTTCGCTTCTAATGCGGCTTCAATCGCAGAGATGGCTTTGTTACTTAATTCCACAGATTCATCATTTATTGTGCAAGTTCCATTTTCTCGATATGGATGAGTTGATGCAAAAATACTTTTCAACGCCTCCAATGCTAGGCGTAGTGTTTTGTCTTTGGTCATACGTGCTTCCATGTGCTTCTGCGTCGTATGTCAGAAACCGTTGTTTGGGGTAGATTGTATTTAGCCATCAATTTAGAAAGAGTAAGCGTTTCTGCGCGAACAGCCCTGACTATATCTTCTGTGACTTTTGCTCGCGGATTATTTTCACCCTTGCGATCATTGAACCGCCCCTTTGCCGCGCAATCTTGCATATTTGTTTTAGGGTTGCCTACAAACAAGTGGGCTGGGTTTACGCACTTTCGGTTGTCACAGGTGTGGCAAAGATGTTGACCAGACCCCAATAGCGGGCCATTAGTAAACTCCCAAGCCATGCGGTGCGCCCTTTGCATGATGTAACGCCCCGTGCCGTCATTCCTAGGCACTCCAAAGTTACCATAACCCCGTGTGTCTAATGACGCTTGCCACTCCCAACAGTCGTCTGGATTGCGCTTGTCAACCTTTGACCAGAAGCGCTCCTCCATAGTTCCACGTACATAATTGAATGCTTTTCCCATCACAGTCCTCGTTTAGCTAAAGACCTGTCGATCATCCAATAATTTATAACGCCTGTCAAGAGAGCCATGTCATCTGTACCCCAAGACTTAGAAAGAACCTCAGTCAATGCCTGACCGTGGTAGTAAGCCAAAACCATTGCGGCGGTTTTTGCGGCTCCGTACATTACCAACAAATAGTAAGTCATTACAGGGCGCACAGACGCAGACATACTAGCCACCCAACCGCCTGCGGCTTTGACCATATCGGCTTGTTGCTGGATAGCCGAATTAAACGCATCCATAACACCTACGTCAATAGCGGCTTCCCGCTGTGCTCCAATCTCAGCCAGCTTCTGCTGACCACGCAGGGTTTCAAGCTCGCACTGACGGGCAAACATATTAAGCTCATGCTCACGTTCGTTCTTTTTGTCAAAGAACTTCAGCACTTCAGGAGCCAGACGAAACACGCCGCCAAAGATTGAGCCAAGCAAGCCCCCAGATAACATTTCAAACATATTTATTCTCCACAGTGTTTACATTTGTGATGGCTGTCTCCGTGCGAGAGCTTGACCCCCGCTAAGAGGCCAATAAATCCCCCGATGATGGTTTGAAACGCTGGGTGGAGCATACTGAATATTTCTGCGTTGTCCACCTCCTTGGCCCACAGGCCGAGCAGGAAAGCTACAACCATCCCCAGCACAGACAGGCAAAGGGTAGCGGCTACCATCAGGGTTACAGAGTACGTCAATTTACCTACTACGTCTGGGTTTTCGTTCATACAGATATATCCACTTTGCGGTTAGTAAAAATCTCAAGGCTAAGTTGATTGCGCTCTGCTTTTTTAACATACAACTCAAATTCAAGATCATCAATTTTGTTCTTAACTTTTGTCATTTTTACGGCTTGTTTGTATTCTTCCTCAAGTCGTGCCGCCCTACGCTCTAACGCATCTGTCTTGGTTGGCTCGCCACCAGGCTGAACCATTGGATACCACTTGTGTATTGGAGGAATCATTTCTTTTCCCTCTCAAGTGCGGTTTTGTATCCGCTAATTACCAATGCCCTCAAATTGTGTGAATCAGAAGTTCCACCCCACTCACTCAAATTATTCCAAATGACGATAAAGTCGGTACTTTTACATAAGTTCTGATGTTTTGTAAGCCAATCAGACATTTGCTTATGTCTATCAGTAGGGTCATGCACACCCCAAGCAATAGAGTAAAACTCACGCACACTACATAAATCTTTGCCTGTAGATTGAAGCGCTAGAGTAAGAACAAGTGCAATGATCCAGCGCATTCATTTACTTTGACCATTGGTGACTAAGGTATCCCAAAACTGTAGATATAGCAGACACAAAGACCATGCCCATCCAAAAGCCACCACGACCTTTGTTTGCCAATTCAACCAGAGTTTCAAGTTGTGCCTCCATCTTGTCAATCTTGGCTTCCATTGACTCAACTTTTTGCCAAAGTACCCCGTACTTAACCAAATCAATGTCAGACATATCAGGCCTTTTGTATAAACGCAAGGGCATAGTAAAGGGGCAAGTTTGTGCCGCCAGAACCCGCTACAGATGACGTAAAACCGCCTGTATTGCCCACAGCATAGGTATTACCCGCACCCACCACAAATCTGTCTCTCAGGTCTGGTGTGCCGTTCTGTCCATCGCAAAGATAGTAACCAGTTGGAATCGCACCAATTGATCCTGACCACATGATGATGCCGCCCGATGGAATGGGGTTGGCTGTAGCGATAGAACTTGGGATGCCGTAAAGATTGTCGTAAGTGGCAATCTGCACGTTAGCAGAGTCAGTCAAAACAAACTTGTAGGAATATCCTGAGTTGAGCCAAATTTCTTGTGGTGCGCGTCCACTTGTTCCCAACTGAATAGGATTGGTGTTAGCAATGTTTCCCGCTGAAGTCGTGTAAGTGGATAGCGGTGTGCTAGACCCTGCTTGGTAGGTGTAAATGTACCCACCATTAAGGGGTAAACCTGTGTTGGTAAAGAATTGAAAACCGTTACCAATAGGGGAAAGATTGAACGCCATGTTATTTTCCTAAGTCTGAAAGTTTAGTACCAGCGCCAGGCTTTAAAGATTCTTTGGTTTGTTGTGCGGCTGCACGTTTTGCAAGAGCCTCACGGGTCATTGTTCCTATGGGAATAACACCACCAAAACCAGCCACATTAGCGGCTTTTTCTAACCCGCCTTTAGCCATCTCTTTAGCACCCGCCACAAACGTGTTGGATTGATTTACATAACTTCCACGGGGTTGTGCTTGTGTATATCTAGCCACATTACCCAAAGCCCTAAGTTGTTGGGCAGTCTCACCATCAACTAATTCCAACAGTCTTGGATCAAGTTGTTTAAGTGCTTTGTTATATCCTGCTTGGCTGAAATTGCCATTATCATTAATGACACCAGCTTTATCTTTAAGATAGTTAACCACAGCCGCAGACACGGCTTGATGGCCTTCAGAGCCTTTACCAAGTTGTGCAGTCAACGCCTCTAAATCACGTTTGTTGCCACCAATAATGTATTTATTGATGAACTTATCGGGTGCGGCATCATTAACCGCTGCTTCATAAGCAGGGTCTTTTTTCAGCATATCAAACCTAGCTTTAGCGGCACTTCTGGCCTCATTTGCCAAAGGTTTAAGAATTTCAGCCTCACCAGACAAAGGTAAGTCTTCTAACGCTGTGCGAACAATGCTTGACGCTGCTTTAGCGTTACCATCGCCTGAACGCTCTGCCTTACGCATCTCTGCTGCCAAATTAGTCCTCATGGCCTCAAAGTTTTCAAACGTCATTGTCTCGCCATTTTTGTAGCGGTCTAATTGTTTGGAAATAGCGGGCGGCAAAAAATCTGTTTTAAGTTCTTTACCCAACATCTTTTCAGCATTAACAGCAAACTGTTTTCCATCAATAGGAAAGTCACCGCCAGCGGCATCTCTTAGCGCTTTATATTTGGCAGAAATGTCAGCAGTCCTTGTGTCATCAAGTGCTTTGTAAGCATTAATCACCGTTTCAGCGTTTTCAATATGATTTGTGCCATAAACATCAGGGGCTGCTTTGTCCCTAATGGAGTTCATGTTCTCAATCAACTTGCCGTTTTGCTCATTGAAACGATTAGCCAAATCAGGGTTTTTTCCCCTCATATTCATTTCGTCAGATAACAAATTAATGTCTTGAGTAGCTTGTCCACGGGTAAGGCGTACAGGCACAGGCAATGTATCAGCCTCAACATGGCGCTCTAACGCGGGCATATTAAGTTGATTGACAGGAGTAGATCGTATTTCGTTTTGCAATTCAGGGCTTACTTTGGCAAGCATTGCATTAACAGTCGCTTGGTCAGTTGTAGCCGCAGCACCAGCGCTTTGCAAACCACCCTTGGCTTGGAATTGCTGTTGCATTTGTAAGTCAGCAGCAGCTGATTTAAATCCTCTAACTACTTTAGGTACAGCAGCACCACCGCCCATCATTACGGCATTAATAGAGTTTTCTACATCAGCAACAGGAACGCCAAATTTTTGAGCAATAGATTGTGCGCCTTCGCCAATATTTTGCCCAATGTATTCCATAATTTTGGTTGGCAAGGCTTGGCGATAACCTTCAGTTTGAGACAAACCAGTCATGCGTCCAATAGGCTCGGAAATTGCGCTGGCAAGTTTTTGTGAAGATTCTGTCGCTTGTTCAGGAGATAAACCAAACAAACGACCAGCGCCATATCCAACCGTTCCTGCAATAGCCGATGGTGCGCCCGCTACCACATCAGCAGTTGATGCTAACAAACCAGGTAAATTTTTTCTACTTTGTTGAAATTGGTTTGCTAAATCAATAGCAGCGTTACCGCTTGATTGTCTTGGGCCACGGGTTGACTGAGCCTCTGCCATAGCTTTAGCTTGCGGATCAAATCCCGCGTAAGAGCCACGCCCACCGCCCGCTGTGCTTTCTTGCATAGGTTGGCTTGGCTGCTTTGTTTGTGTTGATTTGCCAAGAATCAAAGCGCCCAATTCATCATCAGGTGTTTGACTTTGTGTTTGTTGTGCGCTTTGGGTGACGTTTTGCACATACTTAGACGGGTCTTTCGTAACAAAGCCACCATACTGAGCCAATGCTTTGTTTACATCGCCATTGTTGCGTTTAACCAATTGCTCAAGATAAGTCTTAGCCGCGCCACGGGCTTCTTGTTCATCAAAGGGATTAAATTTAACGCCTTGCTTGTGCAGCATTTGAACAGTCTCAGGCATAAACTGATAAGCGCCCATTGCCTTAGTGTCTTTGTTCATAGCATAAGGGTCTTTGCCACTCTCAACACGCCTCAAGCTATCTAATAGCTGATCAGAAATGACAGACGATTTAGCTTCAGGCGCTTTGCCTAAAATGAGTGCGCCTAGTTCATCCATCACAAGCCTCCAGTTTCAGACAATTTCTTAATGTTCTGATACTTATTGTAAAACTCTTGACGCTTTTTAGGGTCACTTCCAAGCAGTTTTTCAATCTCAAATTTGCGTTGAG